TTGCTGGCTACCTCCAGATGTTAGGAAATAATGGCGTCAAAGAGTTTCATCCGCGGTCTTTTGGACGATCCAGAAGATCCGCAATTGCCGCAGTATAATCCGCAAGGTGGATGGGATACGGCTGCGAATTTTGGCCGGATGGCTGCAGGGATGACGACGCCTGGCGCGGTTGCGGATGCGGCTGGCTTACTTGGTAGCCCCTCACTTCGTGAGAATGTATCTGGCGGGAATTATTTAGACGCGTTGTTGCAGGGCGTTGGTGTAATTCCAGGCGTTGGAATGTTGGCGAAGGCTGGCGCGGGCGCCAAGATGGCTATGGCGTTACCGGCTGCGAAAAGAATAACGTCAATTTCAAACGGATTAGATACGGCCGCGGTTGGTAGGGCGAAAGACGAGCGCTTTTGGCATCCAATTTCTGGCGTAAAGTTATCTCGACCGTTAGGTGAGATGCACGCCGAGCATCAGATAATTGGCGATATTGCTCAGCCTAAGATTGCTAAGCCAGAAGATTTTGAAGGCTCTTCTTTTATTCCTGCTTTGGGAGATAGAAGCGCTGGCGGTTCTTATTTGACGGCCGTTAATGAGCAGAGGTTAGAAAATCCAACAGAGATGCAGGCTGGTCATAGTTTTATGTATGGCCCTGCAGCTAAAGGCCCAGACAATGCGGCCTGGGCTTCTGACGCGCCGGTAATTACGAGACTTGCCAATAGGGCAAAGGCTGACGCGTCTAAGGGTTTTGATCCGTATTTATCTTATACGGCGATGAGCAACACCTCGTCAGACTACTCGCATCATATGGCCGACACGCTTCTCGATCTTATGAAGAATGCGAAAGTCAAGGGCGACGATGTTGCCGAGTTTGACCGTCAGATGCGCGAGAACACGAAGAATAAGTGGGGCGCATATAAGGATTGGCCTGGTCTTTTGAGTGAAGATTTGCCTGCCTATCTTTATGGTGGTGGGCCTGGCAAGTCGCGCACAAAGATGGCCGAATTGATGAGCCAGGGACAATTCCAGAAGATGGGATTTCCTGATGCTGGCGCCGTAAGGTTTGCGATTACAGAGCCTGGACTGTTGCACGCTGGTGATTATAGCGCCGGCCGCTCAATCTCTCGACTAGATCCAACTGGCCGCGTGATTAATAATCCGGCCGTTCCTCACAAGACATACAAAACGCAATTGGGCGCCCATCCAGAGGGCGGCTACGTTGGCGGCTTTGAGCACGACATACCGTTTGATGTGATGAACCAGGAATGGATAGCCGATAAGATGGCTCAAGATCCTGTCAAATATGCAAATCCATCAATGCTTGCTTACACATATAGGCTCGAAAGCCCCTCTGTTTATATGACGCCGAAAGTCGTCGATCGTCTTAGCACTTATCTAGAAAATAAGGGCCGCGGCCTTATTCCTTAATGCCGCAAGCTTTTGTCACTAGTCTAAAAATTTCATCTGTAGAATGTTGCACCTCTGCCGGCATTTCGTCCCAACCGGCAGCTGCTGCTGCATAATTATAGATGTTTATAACCTCTTCTAAGATTGCTTCTCGCATCTCTACAGGGTCAAAGTTTTGATTAGACATAATGGTCTCCTGACCAAATATTGTATGATACTTAGGGATCAATAGTCAAGTGGCAGATCTAAATCAGGCCTTAGAAACATTCATCGAGGCCTACCGCGACGAGCCCGTTTTATTTGCGAAGAATGTTTTAGGTTTTGAACCTCTACCTTGGCAGGAAGAGTTTTTAGGACTGCTTGCAAAGGGTGAGCGAAGAATATCTGTCAGAGCGGGCCACGGCGTCGGCAAATCGGCAGTCTGCGCCGTTGCGTTAATCTGGCATATGATGACGCGGATGCCGCAAAAGAGCGTCTGCACCGCGCCAACTGCTGGTCAATTATTTGATGCGCTTTTCTCAGAGGTAAAACACTGGGCGAATAAATTGCCCGAGCCTTTGCGAGAAAGCATCGACGTCTTTACCGATCGCATAATTTCTAAGGGCGCTCCAGAGAGCTCCTTTATAAGCGCGAGGACATCAAGTGCAGAACGTCCAGAGGCTCTTGCTGGCGTGCATTCTGAGCACGTTCTCCTTATTTGCGATGAGGCGTCAGCTATTCCAGAAGCGGTCTTTGAAAGCGCAGCCGGCTCGATGTCGGGCCACGAGGCGACGACCGTTCTAATTGGAAACCCAACAAGAAACACTGGGCTATTTTTTAAAACACATCACCAACTATCTAGTGATTGGAAAACGCTACACGTAAGCTGTTTAGACAATCCTCTGGTTAGCCGAGACTTTATCGAGCAGATTAAAGCGACTTATGGAGAGGGCTCAAACGCCTTCCGAGTAAGAGTGCTCGGCGAGTTTGCGTTACGTGACGATGATAGTCTGATTGCGGCTGATCTTGTTGATACAGCGCAAAATCGTGACATCGTTCTGAATGCTGAAGAGCCGTTAATTTACGGCGTTGACGTTGCGCGTTTTGGATCTGACAGGACTGTAATTTTTAAGAGACGTGGAAACGTCGCACTGGGTTACAAATTCTGGTCAGGCGAAGATCTGATGGGGACGGTGGGCAGAATTGTTCACGAGGCTAGCATCGATCATCCTTACGAGATTTGTGTGGATAGTATTGGCCTCGGCGGTGGCGTTGCTGATCGCCTGCGTGAACTTGGCCACAATGTTCGAGACGTTAATGTTTCGGAAAGTGTCGCGCTAAATCAGTCTGCAGCAAGATTAAGAGATGAGCTCTGGATTGCTGTAAAAGATTGGTTGGATACGCGCGCTGTAAAGATACCAAAAGACGCTGATTTGAGGGCTGAGCTCTTAGGCCCGACATATAGCTTTACATCTAACGGTAAAATTAAAGTCGAAGGCAAGAGCGAGATGAAGCGGCGGGGGATGAGATCTCCCGATATCGCTGACGCGCTCTGTTTAACCTTTGCGGGACAAGCAGCCGTAGTTGGCGGCAGGGCGCTCAAGTGGCTCCCTGGCAAGCCCTTAAGACGCGGCGTAGCAATCTGTTAAAATAGGAAATTGAATGGCTCGTAGAAGACGCCGCCGCGCATCCCCCTCACCGATGGATGCGGGACAGGCTGCATATCTTGACACTGCTCCCGTAGAGCTAGGCGACGAGGATGCAGTAGAGGATATGGGCGTTGAGGATGACGGGGACGAAGAAGAGAATAATAATTCTTACGGCCCTGGCAATTCAGACATTAGGCAGAAATTAAATCCACTTGATGAGACAGAGTTTCAAAATCGAGTTGGTATCGCTGTTCAAGCTGCTGAGACATATATTGACACGCTAATTACGCCAGCTCGTGTTCAAGCGGCTGAGTATTATCGCGCGGCTCCGTTTGGTGATGAAGAGGCGGGTCGATCTCAGGTAGTTCTTTCTGAGGTTAGAGACACAATCCAATCAATTATGCCTAGCCTGATGAGGATTTTTACATCAGGCCAGCGTATTGTTGAATATATGCCGAGAACGGCTGAAGACGTTAAAATCGCTGATCAGGCAAGTGACGCAATTAATTTTGTCTTTAACGATATGAACCCAGGATTTCAGATCCTGTATAGTGCGTTTAAAGATGCTCTCTTAAAGAAACTCGGTATCGTAACTTGGTGGGCAGAGAGCGAAGACCGCGTAATTGAAAAAGAATTTTCTGGATTGCTGGACGAGGAAATCACACTTTTCCAACAGCAAAATCCAGGCGTTGAATTTCTTGATATTAGAGCTGAGCAGATTGTCCCCCCTTACCAGCAAACCTATACGGTGCGCGTAAGGCTTGTTGATCAGCAAAGAAAATATCGAGTAAGAGCTCTTCCTCCCGAATGCTTTATTTGCGATCGCCGAGCGAGAGATACAGATAAATTCTTCGATCTTGTTGGATATCGCGACCTTGTTACCGTCTCAGAGCTCATCGAGATGGGTTACAACGAGGAAGACGTTTTAGAACACGGCTCGCCTGGAGAGGACAATCTCTGGATCGCTCAAATGGAAGATTTTGAGCGTAATCGTGGAACATATTTTCCG